AAGGTCTTTTAATGTTTTTTCCAAGAACTTGATCGTATACTGTTGAAGTACCAGCAGGAACTAGTACACCTTCAATGTCTCCGAAGCCACCTCTTGTTGAAAAATCATTTAGATATTTCCAGTCAGTTTTGTAAAAGTCATAAGAACCTCTTCTGTATCCAGTAAATCCTAGATTAAGAGCCATATCCTCGCTGTTGTTAAATACACCGAAAGAAGTACCTCCAGAATATCCACCATTTTGTTGTGCAAGAATATCATCAATTTCTAAAGAAAGGTTTCTATCTAAGAAAAGCATGTTTTCTTCAATAGCTCCTTGCTTGTCTAGTTGCTTAAGCACTGCATCAAAATCAGTTAATGCACCACCGCCGCCGCCAGACTGCGCGCCAAAGTCAGAATATACATTACCTCTTGATTCAATAGCTTCAAAGAAACCTTCAGTACCTCGAGCGGTAGCGGTAATACCTGAATCATAAAAATCTAGTGTAGCTCCAGTGTTTAATTGCTTAACACCTTCAACCATAGACATTTCTAGATAATCTTCCCAGCGTAGTCTATTTTCATGCTCAGACTTCATATACCATAGGTATCCAGAAGCGCCATTTTCAGAAGTAACTTCAATCCATCCTATTTGAGCAGTGTCAGATCCATTAATTGAATAATGCTCTTTAAGAATAATTGGCGAGTTGGTAAATGTAGCATAGCTAGGGTCTAGTTTTTCATTAAAATTACCAGTACCTTTTGCAAATTCAGAACCATAAGCAAGAGCTGTAAACTTTTGTGTGTTTGTAATTGCAGGAGTTCCAGTAAAAGATTTAACTTGGAAATACTGCCCAGAAACATTAGTTACAACACCTTTAACAACAGCGCCTGTTCCGCCAATTGCATCAGTTGCATTTGTTTGAGCTTGGATCATAACCGTTTGTCCTTTACGGAAATTAACAGCTGTAGTTCCTTGCGTAGTAATACCTAAACTTGTAGGTTGAGCTGCAGGCACAGTAAAGTTTAATACAACACCCCCTGAGGTTGAAGCATTAGCAGTTCCTGGAGTAGTTCCAGTTGTTGGCATTGTAGCCGCAGCACTTAAATAAACGATGTTTGCATATCTTGTATGCAATCTGCCTTGCTCAGTCCAAATAATTTGATCTGAAGTAGAAGGCATTTCGGCTGATACCATACGAAGGAAAGAACCGATAGATCTGTTTCCATATCTTTCAACTTCTTGTTCGTATACATCAGGTAAAAATTGTTGAGCCCACTGATTAAATGAGCTGTCTGTAAAATCAATATAGTTACCAGCGTAAAGAGCTTTGCTTTGGGTTGGTTGCAAAGCAGCTGGTATTCCACTTGTAAAAGCCATTTGTAAAAATTTTTAATTTATTATTTTGTCCATTTTATTCGCAATTTATCAGAAGAATCACCGGACACAACCCTTATTTTATCACCAGAAGAAGTTGTTATTACTGAATTATCCACTCTTGGGGACATATCAATATTTTTAGCTTCTTTTGCTTGTGCTTTTATGGCGTCTGCACGCCCTTGTTCATAAAAATGAGATGCAATTTTATCTGCATGCCTTCCAGCAAATAGTGCTTTGTGATAGCTACTAGCATCACCTAAATTACCGTCTTTATCAACAAATTCATTTATAAAATTTTTTAGATCAGATTGATATTCTTTTATAGCTTTCTTATTGTCAACTTTAAACCTAAATTTTTTGTCTTCAACTTGAAAATCAAACCCTTTAAAATTGTCATTAAAAACTTTTTCTGTTTTTTCTAAAAAACTTTTTTGTTGGTTGTTCCAGCTTTCTTTTTCAGATTGCTGTTCTTTATAATACTCTAAAGCGCTTACATATTCTTCGGGAATATCATCTTGCTTACTTAACTTAAGGTCTGCATAATATTTACTTTTAGAATCAGTAAAGTGCTTTTTAGCATTATATAGTTCTTCTTTAAATAAAACTTGTTTAGCGCGTATATCAGAACTTTCATCCGTTTCTTCATCGTATGAAAAGTTCTTTTGCATTAAAAAGTTTATGTCTTCATTATCTAAATGAGGCTTGGTTGTTTTATAATATTCATACACAAGATTTGTATTATTCATTTTAGAATAATCTTTATTAAGATTAACATAATCTTCTAAAGACCCTCCAGTCTCTTGCATAAAGTCAATTAATTTTTGAATATTTTCAGGATATTCAACCTTATTATCTTTTTGCAGTTGAGGCTGTTCTTCAACAATATCCTCAACAATTTTTTCTTCTTTGTTAGTATTTTCTTCTTCAGCATCTTTAACTAACTCTAAAGGAGAATCTACTTCTTGCCCCTGTTCTTCTTCGTTACTTTTATTTTCTTCTTCTTGTTTATTTTGCTCGGCAGGCTCTTTAGACTCCTCTTCGTTTTCTTTTTGAACTTCTTCGCTAGTTTCGGATCCGTCGCGTACAGATACCTCATTTGTGCTTTGCTCTTGAACGGCATTTTCTTCTTTTTTTATTGGAGGTTTGTCAATATTTACACGATACACACCGTCCTCTTGAAAACCATAATTAGAATCTACTTCACCTTTACTTATTGCGTCTTGCAATACGTTGGCTTCTTTTTCTTGCGTTGAAACCTCTTCTTTAGCTTCAACAACGTTTACTTTAACATTTTCTTCCATAATATGATATAATATAATAATTTACTTTATTTAGGTTCAAATCTTGATAAATCAAACCCACCTAAAACATCGTTTCCTTTAGATTCAAAAGATTTTTTAGGTTTTTCTGTTTTTGGAGGTCCAGCTATTGACGCAGAGCTAATTTTTTTATCTGCTATTCTTTCTTGAACTTCTGATTGTTTTTCAGCTAATTCTTTTTGGGCTTGTAGTTCTAATTGTTTTAATTGAACGTTTAAATCAAATTCAAATTGCATTAACTCTCTTTTTGTTCTAGCCTCTACCTCTAGCTTTTTAATATCAAATTCATTTTCCGCATTTGATATTTGTATTTTAGATTCTGTTTTAACCTGCTCAGCTTGGGCTCTGGCTTCTTCTATTTGTATTTGTGCTTGGCCCTGGGCTTCAGCCTGCGCAACAGAAGCTGCTTGTGCTGATTGTTGATCCGCAGCTTGCTTTTTAATTCTTCTAAATTTTAAAAGTTGATTAGCAAGCTTTATATTATTTACTTGTCTTATATCAATAGCATCTTCTAAAAATATACTATTTTGAGAAAGAGCCATTTGTATATTAGCTTCTAAAAGCTGTTTTTCTTCTTCATCAGGCTCTAACTCTAAAAATATACCGAAATCATGTATATGAAGGTTTTTTAGCTCTTCTAGACTTCCTACAGTAAATTTTCCTAGCCCATCTATAAATGCTTTTTTAGCAGGATGATATTCTAAAACATCTTTAAACCTTAATGAAATAGCTTCCGCTAAAGTAAGCGTAATATACATGCTAGAAGTAACAAGATGTCTTGTGGCTGTATTGCTATTTGCTGCCGCTAATTTTTGAACACCAACTAAAGCCTTAGGGTCAGGATCAGAACCGTCTCTTGCTTCATTTAATCCTGTAATATCTCGGATCATTTGAAGATATTGATTATATGCACCTATTAATAACTGCACTTGATTGCCTCCCCCGCCGGGTAATTCTTGAATTGGAACTTTTCCAGGATTAGGATCACCTTCAACAGTAAGTGATCTTCCTATAATAGACCCCGTTTGAAAATACATGTTCAAAGCCTCTTGTGGGTTGTAGCTTGTACCATTACCAAGATCTATTTCTGCAAGCCCATCGGCGTCTATATAAACACCCGAAGGTGTCATTCTTTGTATTGCTTGCTGTAGTTTTAAATGCGTAAGTTGTATAAGATCCGCGTACGGAGTCATTTTGGCAACAAGAGAATCAATTCTTCCTTTATATATTCTAGGGGCAGATACAATATAATTCATTAATACTTTATTAGCATTAGAATTAGGTCTTATCATATTTGTTGCTTTCTGCCATTTCAAAAGCTTATTACTACCTAGCAAATATACACCTTCAAATATTACCTCTCTTGCTTGCGCAACTCTTTCAAATCTTGTTCTTTTATCTTTAGGAGGGTTAAAGCTATCATCTTTTTTAATTGCTTTTTTTGCCCCAGAAGAAATTTCTTTTATTTTATAAACACTATTTTCAAAAGTTTTCCAATTAAAATATAAAACAGTTAGAGTATTTTCATTGTCGGAATCACTATTTCCATAATCAAAATTATCTCCGTACATTAAAGAATAATTACTTCCTTTTTTAGTAATTTCCTTTATGTCTTCTATTGTTAAATCAGGGAACTGTTTTTTAAGCTCGTTTAATTTTATTCTTTTTACCTCACCAAAATAATAGCAATCCTCAAAATTAGGATCTTCTGTATATGACCATATTAAATTAGCGGGGTCTACATAGTCAAGCTTTATTCCGTCTGTATTATTAAAAGAATGTTTAGCAGCGGAGATGCCAAGAACAGCCCCATCATAGTCTAATCTTTTCTTTAACTCGCTATATTTATTTCTAAGAAATATATTATTTATAGCTTGTTCTTCGGCTATTTCAATGCCTTGCTTATACTTTAGCTGCATATACAACTCAAGTTCTTCCGTGTTTTCGGGAAGTTCTGACTCTGGTATATTTCTTGCATTTACGCCAAGCTCAGCCTCAATGTCTGCTAATATTTGTTTAGCCGCCAAATCTCTTTGAACATTTTCAACATATTTTGTTCGCTTACCTGTAGCTATTTGGTCTTGTGCAAAAGCCTTAATAGAAAACAATCTATCTTGCATTCCGTTAACTACTATATCTATAAACTTAGGAATAATAGGCACAGGTTTCCAGTCTAGGTTTAAATAAGATAAATCACCATTAATAGCAAATTCATCTTTATATTTTCTTATTGACTGCTCACCTCTAGCGTATAACCTAAGCCTATGGAACTCGTCCCGTGTTTGATAATATTTACCCAGGCCTCTGTCCTTGTTAAACCATTCTTGCTCTATAGCCTTAGCTACTTCTAACCCATAATCAGAACTTCTTTTTTGAGAGTCTGAAACAGCTTGGCTTGGAAAAATAGAATAATCTTTTTGAGTTTTTGCCATACTTATTTAATTAGCATACTTCTATTTCCTTCATTCTTATATTTAGAGAATGAAAAATTAAGTTTTTTTGTTGATTTTTGTTGTCTTGGTCTATATAAATGTTTCCTGCAGGCCATTATAGCAAGCCCACTACTTATAGAAGCATCATGAGCCGTTCTTTTTGATATATCAAATTTTGCCCAGTCTTCTAATGTTCTTTGAAAATACATACTACCGTAGTTATCACCCCGATTTCCTACGTTTTCTTCTATATACGACTCAATTGCCGCCGCATGTGCTTGTCTTATATCTTCTGATGTATTAGGTATTCCTCCTAATTCTAATTCTGTTTTAGATAAAGCACCCCGTAATTTATCAGGACGGTTCATAGAATAACCCCTATAGCCTCTTCTTTTTAAATGATATAATAATCTTGGCTTATTGTTCTCTGCTAATATTGACATACCATAAAAAACTATTGCCATTAAAACATCTTCAAAAAATATTTCAGCTGTTTGAGGTCTTGCAATGTATTCTAAAAAAAATTTACTTGACGGAAAGTCGGGGTTCATTGAAAACGTAGTAAGCCCATGTAAAGCACCGTTTGAACCGCGCCCACCGACAGTACCTGATATATCATATGAGTCACATCCAAAATATCCAAAGCCGTCATTGCCAGGATATTTTATTCCATTTTTTTCAATTATATTGTTTCTTATATGTTTTTTAGGCAACCAACTAACAACAAATCTTCCGTTTCTATTTGGTGTCCATATAACTTCAGTGTCTTTAATGCCATTTTTCCAAGAAAAGCTGCCTTTAACAACATAGCCTTTTATGGCCATTTCCTCATTGTGGTCAATTTGCTCGTATATTTTAGTAAGATTAAATAATGAATTTAGCGTTTCATCTCTAAAAGCGTGTTTTTCAGATCTTGGAAATTGCCTATAATATTCGTTTAATGCGTCAGCATCGTTTTTGAGCCCTTCGACCTCGTTTTCCCAATGTTCAATAACTCCTGTAGTGATGACACTTCCCTCAATTCCTTTAACCGGACTTTGTGGGGTATCGAATACAGGGTATCCATACATATCAATAAATCCTTCGTAGCCCCATTCCATAGGTATGAACAAAGAATATAATCCACTTGCAGTCTGGCCATTTTTATTTCTTTCTCTAACGTCTGAGTCATAATATAATTTTTTAAAATTATCACCCCCTTTATCCAAAGAATTTGAAGTTGATCCCATTAAGCATTTTCCAACTACTCTCGCCCCTAGCCTTAAGCAGGTTTTAGTTACCCGCCAGTTGTTTAGTATATTATCGGGCCTTTCCCATTTACCGGATTCGTCATGTACTAATAGTATTAGTTTTTCCCCGTCATAACTATTGTCACCAGTGTTTTTCCAGTCAATAGTTGTATCAAGACCTTGCCCTAAAAGTTCATCGTCGGATTCTTTAAAAGAATTTCTTGTTAATCTTCTTGACGGGACCTTGTAGGATAACTCGGTCTTCGGCCTTTCCATTCCGTCTTGTATCGGTTTGAAAAAGAACGGATAGTTGGTCGATATTGGTACGACTTTATCGGTGAACATTTTTTTAGCGTCAGCACCGGTCTTGGATAGTATGCCAAACCTCGAGTCTCTTGATGTTGTAGCCATGTTAACAGTTTCTGATGATGCCATGAAGCTAAACCCAGACCGTCTATTTTTGAGGTAGCACATACCGTAACATCTGTAATCCGCTTTGCACGCCTCCCAAAAGTAATAAAATATCCTGTTAGCATGTCTGAATTCCGGAGCCCCCACGTCAATCTTTGTCCAGTTGAGATACATATAGTGCGATCCTGTAACGTAACAGGGTTGACCATTGCACATGAACCAGTAACCATCATTACGCCTATTAAATTCAGTATCAATATAATTATAATACTGTTCTTTAGTTTGTTCTGGATGGTTCTTAAACTCATGTACTGTTTTAATTTTGTTTAATGATTCAGGTCTATTCCTTCTAGTAAATATTTGGTTTTCTTTTTTTAAATGATCACC